AAGTCCCCGGCGTACATGAAGGCCATTTCCTTGCACCACTCCAGCGTCATCAGGTTTGGAACCTCTGCACTGAAGAAGCACTCGCCATCAGGCTTGAAGCACTCAATGCCGAACACCCCGCCTATTGTCATTTGTCCACCCACGCCCCGGCTTTTCGACACTTCAATCTCTGCCGAATCGGAGCCACCAGTTAGTTCATTCATCATGTCTCCCTTACGACAATGTGATTGTAAATGTAATGGTTAGGGTGTCATTGTCACCCAAGGTTATGGTGCTTCCCCCAGTAAATGCGGAGGTTGCAATCAACTGTTTTCCAACATCACTCGCTGCAACATCCGAGTTAGTCAGGAATGCCCCAGTAAGCACTTGGTTCCCACTACTTAGCCCAGCCATGTCCCACGAAGAGGTGGCGGCAGTTAGTGAGCCAGAAGAGGGGGTGCCGGGATTCCAGGCCTGCCTAGCATAGGGAGTGGAGGCAGACCACGCCGCTTCGGTCCACTCATTAGTCGCCAGAGTCTCACTAGGGAGCAGGCTTCCGACTGCACCTTCCAGTAGACCAACATAGAGCGTGGTGTCTCCGGCGGTGGTCCTCCACAAGGTAAGTATCTGTGTTGCCCCCTCAGTGGTTAGTGCGTTTGTTGCAGTCTTGATCTCTTTGATATTGCCGTCTGCGTCACGCACGACAAACTCAAACACGCCAAACTCTTTGATAGAGAGCACAGTAAGGCTCCCTCTCCCCACGCTTGCGGTAGCAGAAACTTCTGAGTTGCTTTGAACCATTAGTCTTCCCTGATCTTCAGGCGGCCTACGCCAAACTCAAAATAGTCACCGTTGTTGATTATCCTGCCATCGGTTAACTCGTCCCAGTAAATCATGTCTTGAGTTACCCCAGCCGACTCAAAAACTCCGATAGCAAGAACCTCAATGTTGTTGCCAACGCTCGCCAGTGCCGTGCCGTCCCAGCCGATCACTCTTTGGTTGCCAATCTCTACAAGATTTCCGTCTTGTATCAATCCACCCCAATAAGGACTAGTCGCACCAGCCGTGGCTAGGCTGTTGTAAACAGCCACACGAGCGGCATTCCACTCAGTAACAGTAGGGGAAGACGACACAGAACCATCGTCGGTTGGTATGACCGTGAGTAGGTTGACATACACCGGATCTCCCCAAGCAGTTGCATCAGTGCCCAAAAAACGCTGCAACACTTGGGTGCTAGCCCGATTAACCTTCCCACTCACGGCCCACTCCTATCCCCTGCCCCCAGAGCCTATGCAGGCTCGTCAACAGAAGCGACACGAACAATGCAGTCACCATCCATGCGAATGGCGTTCATCCCCACTTGGTGCCACATCTGTAAGGCATACCCACGCTCAGGAATCTCGTCGAAACGAACTTCCATGTTCTGGTTCATGCCAAAGATGCCACACGCAGGAACATAGAAGTAGGCGTAGCGAACCGGCCTACCTCCCTGTTGGATGTTGTAAGTTACCCTCGTACCGTCCCATTGGGTGCCAGCAGAGGCACCAACGGCAGCCTCCTGGAACTCAACAGTTGCTTGAGGAATCATCGTACTCATGCGGAACTCGAAGCCCATGTAGGTGAACGCTTCTCCACCCACCAGTGGCTTGCCATTGTTGAAGTCAATGCTGGTGAAGCGAGTGTCACTAGCGTCAGCCATGAGGCTGTAGAACTGATCGGGGTGAAGAACGCAAATGTAGCGTTGACCCGGCATCAGTGCTTGGTTGGTGTCAAGTTTCTGGCGAGCACGAATCAACTTCTCAACATTGAACGGAGTCACGCCAACTGAGTCCTTGGTGGTTGAAGTGTCAGCGGGGGCTAGGCTGTCAAGTGTGGCGGCCCCTGCTATCGAAACCAAACCAACGCCATGCACACCCGGTAGGAAGGTGATTAGCGGAGTGTCGTCGTTGTTGGCTCCACCCGACAGAATGGCCGCTGTGTCTGGGATCGTGCCAGCAGTTTCGCCTTGTGCAAAAAGGTTCTCGTACTTCCGAGAGAGTTTGCACCCAATCTCGTGGCCTTCGTAGCCGTCAAGAGCGTCGATGGTGTCGTTGTCGGCCCCAGTAACGACCGTCCATTTGTAATCACCAAAGTTAGTAATGCCAGTCTGAAGGGTAGAACCTACATTGGTGGTGAGGCCTCCGTAGCCAACGGTTTTGTTGACCGTCACGCCTTGCCCGGTGCGTTGCTGAACCAGCACCCTACCAGTCAGAGCGTCCAGAATGATCTGGTCTTTCTTCTGGTTGAAGATGGCAGAGAGGTTGCGAAGGTAGTTGGAATCGGGCCGCACGGCCTTCATCAGCCCTTGCGAATCACGAGGATCGAAAAGTTCAGCATACTCGAACCACTGAGGCTCGATCATACGCCGCTCAGTATCAGACGCACCGTAGTCAGCATCGGAGGTGGTGGCTGATGCGGTAGTCGTGGCCCCAGCAAGTCCATACAGACCCATACGAGTACGAGTCTTAATGTCGTCGATTGACCTTCTCAAGAGTTTATCAAATGACTTCACTTCGCCTTCGATGCTCTCGTTGGTGAGAGTGTCGGAGAGAAGCGAGTCGAACTGTTGGATCTGAAGGCGTACAGCATCGGAGTAAGCCTGCTTATAAAGGTTGGAAACCTTATAGTCAGCAGTGGTCCCGCCGCCAAGCCCTGACAGATTACCAAGGTTACTAAGGGAGTTAGTTAGCCCTGTAGTATGTGCCATAATGGTAGCCCTATGCGGAGTTACCCGCCTAAGTGTTAGTTTCGGACGAGAAGTTATCCGTCACCGGGCTACTCTTGGCTACTACGCAAGCCCTCTTCGGTGGTCTTTCCCACTGTCAGTCCGGCCCTAGGGTTATCGAACGCTAGTCTTATACTACAACTAAGCATCTTCGTAAAGAGGGAACTCCATACCAGTCCGCAAGCGGGGGTCTGTAAGACCTGAGTATCCCTCTTCAAGTAACTTCTGCTGGATCTTCATGTACTCCGTGTAGTCGGACTCATATTCAGGATGCCCTGGATTTCCCACGCTCCCCTTCTTGAGGAGTTCACGCCCACGCCTAGCGAGGGTGCTAACGGAGCCTGAATACCCACTACCGCCCGAGTCCGTGGGAGCGTTATCGTCTGACATTTTTTCACCAATCTGTACGAACAACTCTAATAGTTTTGGATGATTACCTAGCCCAGAAGCGTCGAGGATCTCTAATACTTCCCCGTCACCAGCAAGCATCTCTTGAAATGTACGCTGTGCCCTAGCCAACTTGCCCTCGAAGTCCTCCCCGTACTTGTCCTTGCTCTCTTCGGCCCAGCGAGCCTTAGCGTCCTCTATCGACTTAACGGCAGACTCTCTGGTTTCATTTATGCTTGTCATGGCGTTGCCTACTAGGGCTTCCCATTGATCCTTAGTAAGCCCCTTCTCGAAAGCACTGTTCCTCAGGGACTCCAGTTGACCCTTGGTCACGCCGTCCGCTTCCTCTGGAATGAAATAGCCGTTCTTTTCAGCGGGTGCCCCCATTTTCTGATAGAACTCAGACCACTCTTCACCCGAGGCACCGTCCTTAGGCACCCTAGCCGTACTCCCCATTTGGGCGTGGAGTTCGTTATATGACTTAGCAAGAGCCTCTACTGAGTTGAACTTGCCAGCCAAGGCCTCTCTGTTCTCGAAGTCTTCCGGCAAGTGTTCTTCAATGCTCATTTGGTTTCCTTCCTCAGACGATCACCCTCGCTCTTCATGGCCTGTAACTTCCAAAACACACACCGCATACCGTGACGCTTGGCTAGACCAACAGGGTCAAGGGGCACAGGCTTGCCGCTATCTGCGGCGTGTAGGTCTTCTGGATCAAGGCTCACCTTTGCCCCGGTAAGGGACTCAAGCATAGTCATAACCCTGTCCCCTCGCTCTCCGTCAAACATCTGACTAATGTCAGTCAGTAGCAGTTTGTCCTGGTCATTATAAATGTCATCCAAGCATCACCTCTTCCCCGCCCAGTTCTGGACTTCCCCCTGTTGTTTGTTGCTGCTGCTGCTGCGCTGCTTGCTGCATCTGCTGCTGCATCTGCTGCTGTTGCAGCATTTCTTGCTGCATCTGCATGGCCTGCTGGGCTGCTCGTGCTTCCCTTATTTTTAGAATCTCATCTGCCGTTCTGAAGATTTCAGAAGGCACATCGCTTATCTTAGCGTCATAAGCAGTTACTGCGTCATAATCAACATCGTCAAGCCAGACTGGATCTTGGGTGGCCTGGAACATCATAAGCCTGCGCTCCAAGAACGCCTGAACCTTAAAGGTGTTGCTGGCCTTCTGGGCAGTGAATACGGGGCTTTGGTACTGAGCCTCCACCTCAACATCTGCCTCCTTGGACAAGGCCTCCAACTCAGGCAAAGCCCCACCCCTGCTCATTAACTCTATCACTGAGTTTATTAGAGGAGTGAGGAACTCGTAACTCATAACCTCTGCCGGGGCAGCCATCTTCTGTAGCACCCGTGACTGTCTCTGACGACTCTCTTCTGCCGACCGTGGCTGGGTTTCAGGGTCTTCAAACACATC